CATGAAAGCATCGGCGAGCGGTGGCGTCATCAACGCATTCCGCATGATTTTCATGCGCAGTCCAGACATTAAGATTGAGCAACTCACACCACCACTCAACAGCATGGAAATGCCCCAGCTATACGAGCGTGTTGTCACCAGCGTTGGTATGGCATACGGCGTGCCACGCACCATGCTCGAAGCATCGGCGGCAAACTATGCGACCGCCGACAGCGACCGACAAAGCTTTTGGCGTGAGACCGTGATTCCACGCCTTAGCACCTACGAATACACGCTGAACACCCAAGTCTTTGCACCGCTTGGCTGGGAACTCAAGTTTGAGCCCGAAGCGCTTGATGTCATGCAGACCGACGAATCAAACCGCGCCGGATCACTGCTCCAACTCGTGCAGGCCGGCGTCCCACTTCGTTCCGCAATGACCATTCTCGGCTACGACATGGTTGACGACCTCGTGCCACCACCGACGCCAGCACCGACGAGCGATGCGGAGATTCAGCCCATCGCCGATGACACGACGGCGGCAGTGGACATTGACGGCACGGCGACGGATGAGACGCTGGCAACAAAGCGCAAAGCGGAGTTTGGATTACTGGCAAAAAAAATTGAGCGTCGCATCAAAGCCGGAAAGAGCATTGCGTGTTCTTTCGAGAGCGACGTGATTACGGCAGATGAGGTCAAAAGCATCATGGCACGTCTGCATGACGGCATGACGGTGCATGATGTCTATGACGTGGTCAAGGCCGCAGCCGAGGAGATGACGCCGGACGAGCGCCGTCTGTACAACCGCATCGTCAAGGAAATGGAAAAGCGTGGCGCAACGTGGGCTCGGCAGATTGTGCAAGGTAAGAACGTTGACCCATCGCTGAAAGACGTCATCGCACCGGCGCTTCAAGCGGAGCTTAGCCGTGTTGCTCAGCAACGCTTTGCGGAGCTTGGTGCAGAGTTCTTTCCGATTGACGAAGCCGTGGCCAGTGGTCGTATCAATGACTGGCTGGGCGACTACGTGCCAATGACAACCCGACGCATTGACGACACCACGGCCGATCGCATCAAGCAAGTCATCGACACATACCGTCAAACGCCAGGTATGACCATCCAAGACGTTGCCGATATGTTGCGCCCCGTCGCTGACCCGTATCGTGCCTCGATGATTGCCATTACCGAAATGACGCGCGCATCAACGCAAGCGGTCGACAACTACCAAGCCTACCTCACGGAAAACGGCATCACGACGACGATGTATTGGACAACGCAAAACGATGAGCTGGCATGTCCCATCTGTGGGCCGTTGCACAATGCGCCGAAAGATGAGTGGCCCGCTGACCAAATCGACGGCCCACAGGGACTAATGGACATCAACATTCAGACATTGACGAACGTCAGCCTTGACAAATACACCAAACTTCGTGAGGTCGTTACCACCGCCTTTGCCACTGAAGTTATGGCAGCACTGAAACGTGACATCCCACCACCGCCATCACGTGGGTCAATGGTGTTTAAGTCTGAGCGACAACGGCGCTTTGTCATGGCAGCAAAGAAGCGTGGTGACATCCGTGTGCCGTATGTCCGTGCATCAACAAAGACGCAAGGCTCGGCGCATTTGCAAGCATCGTACCGCATCGCCAACGAAGGGCAGAACGTCGTGCTGTACAGTGATGCACCCTACGCACAGTACGTCGTTGGCGACCAACAGGCGGACATTCACAAGGGACGATGGAAGACCGGCGCAATGGCGGTAGAAGAAGTGGTGCAGACGGGGTTGCTTGACGATCTCGTTGCACAGGCAATTGCGAACATGGAGGGGTAATGCCGTATTTTATCGAAGAGACTGACGGGGAGTTCTGCGTGTTCAAAGAGGGCGAATCCGTGCCACTCGAATGCTACGACGACCCAAACGATGCCGAGCGCTACTACACGGCGCTGACCATCGCCACGCAGGACGAAGCCAAAGCGGAAACCGACACCCACATTCCGCCTGTAGCTGTGGCCCGCAATGCACAGATGGCGCTGGACGTCCGTGCAGAGAAGCCACCGTCAGAACAAGGTATGACGCTGGTCGGTCTTGCCCGAGCACGGCAGTTAGCAGAGCGCCGACCCGTCAGCGTGGCAACCTTGCGCCGGATGCTGTCCTACTTCGCACGCCATGAGGTAGACAAAGAGGGGGCGACGTGGGAGGAGCAGGGCAAAGGCTGGCAAGCGTGGTACGGCTGGGGTGGTGATGAGGGTAGGGACTGGGCACAGGCGATATTAGATGAGGAGGACGACGTGGAAGCAAAGGCAAGCCGACGCCACAGCGAAGCAGATATGAAGCTGATTCGCACTGCACGCAAAGGGGCGAGCGCTATCATTGACATCATGGTGCAGTTAGGTGACGACGGGTACGATGACGCCGAGGCACAGCGGGAAATGGAGGAGGGTATTGCGGACATTGTTGATGCCCTTGACAACACCCGTACTATGAAGGTAGAGGGAGGCGACACATTGGACACCGTCAAGACATTACCGCAAAACGTCAAGGCAATCGGCGACTACATGGTCAAGGGCAAGGGCATCGTCTTCGGTGGTTTTGATTTGACCGATGACCGCTTTACCAAAGACACCGACCTCGGCGGATCACGCCCATTCGAGGGTATGCCCGTGTTCTATGACCACGCCATGGGCGGTATCAAATCGCAAATCGGCATGGTCAAAGCATGGATGCCCAGCGATGACGGCATTGATGTTGAGATTGAGCTTGACCGTCGTCACAAGTACGCTGATGAGGTGATGAAGCTCGTCGAATCTGGCGCACTTGGACTCAGCACCGGCGCCGTGTCACACCTCGTCGTTCGTGAGCCCGTCAAAGGTGGATATGAAATCAAGCGCTGGCACGTCGCCGAAATCAGCTTGACACCGACGCCAGCAGAGCCCCGCACCGTAACCGAAGTCAAGAGCCAAGAGGCGGACGTGTCGAGCGATGCTGACACCACCGCAGTGCCTGACGATACAGACACCGTAGAGAACACCGACACCCCATCATCAGACATTGAGGAGACAAAGACCATGTCACATGGTATTGACGACGCTCGCCGTGACGAGCCACAGTTGAAGGCTGCATTGCCCGCCGCACCAGCCGAGAACCCATTCGACAGCAACGAGTACTACAACGCCTACAAGCGCTACATGGACGTCAAGAACCCCGTTGAGAAGAGCGAGGACTACACCTCAACCTTTCAGACGCTTCGTAACGCAACCAAGGCATACGCAGTTAAGACTCAGACCGAAGGCACCAACAACGACGGTGGTTTCACCGTGCCAACAGCGATCAACCGCGACGTGGTGGCCAAGCGTGACGACATGTCACTGCTCGGACAATTTAACTTCATGCGCTTGACGACCGACACATGGAAAGTTGTTGTTCCTGCACAGGGCAACAAGGCTACACCAGCCATCGTCGCTGAAGGCGTCACCGCCACGGCATCCGAGCCAAACATCAGCAACAGCCGAACCATTCAGCTGTACAAAGATACGCTCGAGTTCGCCATCACCGAAGAGCTCATGGCTGACACCGCTTCGAACTACGAGCAATTCCTCATGAACGAAATCGCTCGCGCCATGGCCGTCAGCGTCAATAGCTTCATCATCACCGGCACTGGCTCAAGCCAACCATACGGCATCTACGCTCGTGTGACCAACGACATCGCCTTCGGTGCATCAAGCTTCACCAGCGCACAGCTCTTGAACGTTGCCGGTGGTATCAACGGGTCATACATCACCCCGGGTCAGACCGGTTGGGTGATGCGGAACGCCACATGGACTGCTGCGCGCACCCTCGACATCAGCAACGCCGGTTTGGTGTTGACTGGCTATGAGAACGGCCGACGTGTGATTGAGTCGTACCCAGTGGCCCTCAGCGAGTCAGTGCAGGCAATCGGCACGACCAACGAGTCGGTCATCTTCGGTAACTTCAACTACTACGCCTTTGCAGAGCGCACCGCTGGCGTACAGATGGAGCGTGACTACGACCCACGCACGGGCATCACCTACATGATCGCCAAGTGGCGCTTCGGTGGTGACGTCACCCAGCCTGAGGCCTTCGCACTCGGCAAGCACGCTTAGTTTGACCACGGCGCACTGTCAGCAATGGCAGTGCGCCACACTGGAGATGCCATGAAAGTACAGTTACTCACCGCTCTTGCGCAGATGGTCAACGGCTCAATCGTTGTCCATGCGCCGGGCGATATTGTGGAGCTTGACACCGCCGAAGCACAGGCGCTGATTGACCAAGGCAGTGCAGTGGCAGTGGATGAGCCGAAGCCGAAGAAAAAGGTGATTTAATGGCGGCATACCTCGACCTGGCAGAAGTGAAAGCAGAACTCGGCATCACCTCGACCAGTGACGATGCCGTGCTGACCGAAATCATCGACGATGTCACACGCGAAATTGAAACGCGGACACACCGCTACTTCAAGCTTGAAGTGTTGCATCCGCATGGCCAGCCAGTGACCACCCATGCGCACTACTTCACTCCGTGGCTTCAGCTTGACGGCGGTGATTTGATTGACAGCTACACGCTGGCACTCAACACCGACTTGTTTGAGCTGGTATCGATTACCAATGGCAACGGCAACGCCATCAGCCTTGCAAACGTCGTCACTCTGCCGATGAACCATCCACCGCCGTACAACTACATCCGCATTAAGCGTGACGCCAATGTGATGTGGGAAGGCAGTGCTGAAGGCTCAATCATTGTGACGGCAAAGTGGGGCTACAGTGACACGGTGCCTGCTGACATTCGGCGCGCTGCCATGATTATGACCCGTACCTACTACCAGCAACGTGAGGGCAGTGCCGGACTCGGCGCACCACTCATCAGCGCTGACGGCGTCGTGATTCAGGCAGGGCAGACGATGTCGGACGCCATGCGCATTCTCAAAGCCTATATACGGAGGTCGTAATGGGCAGTCAAATCGACGCCATTCTAGACGCCGTCGAGGCGATGGCCGTCAGCGGAGTTACTACGGTGTACCGAGGTGCCACGCTGAAAAACGGTGTGGAGAGTGCCGACCTGCCAGCGCGCATCATCAGTGCGATCGGCATGATGTCGAACCGCACCACGGTGCAGACGCTTGGTGGTAGTGGTCACTTGATGCAAACCGAGTGGACGATTACTGACGTGGCACTGATTCGCGCAGCGGGCATGGGCATCGGGCTCAAAGACGTTGCGCCGGGCCTTGAAACGTACATGGCGTCGTATCACAACGCCGCGCGCACGTTGCAGGGTTCTGCGTGGGCGCTGACGGGGCTTGGTGTGCGTGCGCAGGTACTGGAGTGGCCACAGGCATCGGGCAGATATTACGACGTGGTCACGGCAACGCTGACCATACGAGAGATTATTCAATAGGAGGCACTACCATGGCACAGACTACTGGAGCCATTACCGGGTCAGCCGCCGCCGTCAGCATTAAGATTGCTGCCGGTGCCTACGTTGACCACAGCGGTACCGCGCAGAGCGTCGACGTCGTCACGGCGACGCGCGTTAATGACTCAACCTTTACGTTCGACGGCGCCAACCCCATCATTTTGCTGGGCAAAGAAGAGGCTGTCGAAGTGACCGTCAATTTTCTCTACACCGAAGTCGCGCTTGAGGCATGGGAACTCACCTACGCCGCATTCAAGGCTGGCGACCTCGTACAGGTCAAGTGGGAGCCAAAGGGGAGCACGGGCAAGCAATGCGAGACCATGGCCGGCGGCTACATCACCAGCATTGACTTCCCAGCTGTCGATGCGTCAAGCGCAGGGCCCGTTGTTGCTAGCATCACCGTCATGGCACCTGGCATCACGTACGCCGCATAGTTCGGGCAGTGCGGTGTTGGGCATCCACCGCATAGCCACCACAAACCTCTAGCGAGGTAGATGCCCAAATGGATCCAACACGCATTTTACATAGGAGATGCCCAATCACTATGACCACACCACAATACACGGTTAATGCTGACAAGCTGACTATTCGCGATGTTATCGCCATTCAAAACGCCGGTGGCGACATCAGCGCACTGATGCCCATCTATGCCAAGTGCATTGAGTTGCCAGAGGGCATGGATGTGCTTGATTTGCCTGCCAAACATCTCAAGGCAATTGCTCAAGCCATCGTCAAAGAGATGACCGCCGACATGGGAAACTAAGAACGGCGGTGCTTGCCCACCTGTGGACAGAGGAACCGGCACCGCTGGAATACATAGAACTGCAGATGTGTCGCGACGTCTACCACTGTCCACCACAGCACTTGCCACCGTGGTCTGTCATCCGACAGCACATGGCCATGATTCAGGTGGAGAATGAAGTGAGAGAGAAACGACAGAAAGCGAAGCGCAAGTAACATGGCAGAAACCGTAGTCGTTAATTTTACCGGCCAAGACGACGTCACGCCGGCGGCGAAAAAAGCAGAGAGCGCTATCAAGGATGTCGGCAACGCCGCTGAGTCGCAAGGCTCCAAGTTTGACGGCATGAAAGAAATAGCGCGCGGTGCATTTCAAAGCATCGGTCAAGGCGCTATCGGTCTTGCTGGGCAACTTGGCTCGGCAGTGATTGGTGGCATTACCAGCTTTGTCACTGATGGTATCAGCGAGGCGGCAGGGTGGCAAAGTGCGTTTCGTCAGACACAGGCCGTCGTTGAATCAACCGGTATGGCGGCAGGGTACAGCGCTGAGCAAATGGCAGAACTTGCCACGGCGTTGTCAGCCACGGAGGGCATGTCGCTGTTTACCGATGACCAAGTGCTGGGTGCTACCAACGTGCTTGCGACATTCACCAAGGTTGCTGGCGAACAGTTCGAAGGCGCAACCCAAGCATCACTCGATATGGCGCAAGCGCTGGGCATGGATGTGAGCAGCGCTGCCATGATGATGGGTAAGGCGCTTAATGACCCTGTGAAGGGTATGTCGGCGTTGTCCCGATCGGGCGTATCATTTACCAATGAACAGATTGCCATGGTCGAGGCGATGGTTGAAGCGGGCGACGTTGCCGGTGCGCAGAACGTCATCCTCAACGAAATGGCCGTGCAATTCGGTGGCAGTGCGCTCGCAGCGACCGAAACCTTTGCCGGTGCGCAGGTGCTGATGACTGAGCAAATCAACGGCGCCAAAGAAGCCATTGGCACGGCGCTTCTGCCAATTCTCACGCGCCTCATGAATGTGATGATGTCGTCAGTAATTCCGGTGGTACAAAATCTCGCCGAAGGCTTCGCCGCATTCATCAGCGGGCTTGACTGGACAGCAATCATCACGACGATTTCAACGCTCATCAGCAACTTTACGAGCTTCGGCAGTGCGGTGCCGTGGGACGCCATCACCGGTGGATTTAACGCCGTGATTGCCGCCGTCATGACCGCACAGCCGTTATTCGAGGCGATTGCCGGTCTCGTCGTTGGACTCTTTACCGCGTTTACTGGCCCCGAAGCACAGGGCGCCGCCTCGGGCCTTGCGGGCGTTGTTGGCATGATTATCGGCATCTTGGGCGGACTGTGGACAAC